TCTACCTCTACACCTTCGACACCGGCGTAGCGGTTGAAACCGAGATCGGCAGCATCAACACCGGCACAGCCATGACGACGGCTGGCTTTACCGCGACCGGCGGCGGCAAGATCGGGGCGCGCGCGAACGCTGCGGCCGACTTCTTGAAGGGCAACGTCCGCGGCGTCGAGATTATCAACTACGTTCCCAGCTCGACGACCCGCCTGCGGTTGGCGCGCGGGCGGCGCGCAACCGACCTGTCCGGAGCCGTGCTCGGGAGCTGGCAGCTAGACGGCAGCGCCGCGACCGTCACAGACGCCAGCGGTGCCGGAAATACCGCGACGAAGACCGGCGGCGTCACTGCCTCGACCATCGCCCTGCCGCAACTGATGCCCGAGTCCATGACGGATACGAGCGGCATATCCGGTTATCAGCGTGGTTTCCAGACCACTGACGACGGCACATTGACCGGGAATTCATCGGCGCTCGCACCGACCGGGCCGGTTTGGTACATGGGTGACGCGGTGGGAACCCCAGCGAACGCTGATTCCAAACTCTACTACCGTGTCCTCGACTACACCGGGGGGCTGGTCACCGACTGGACGGACTGGGGAGCGCACACCACCCACACCTTCGACAAGGTGGCGAACGGGATCGCCTTCGGGCGCTGGATATTCGAGATCGCCTACGGGCGCCAGCGTTACTCCAACGTGATCCTGATGGGCGACGTCACCTACAATTCCGGGCAGTCCAACGACGCGCGGAACATCAGCCACAATGCCCGTAACGTGGTCATCACCGGCCTCGGCACGACGATCGTGGACTACGCCAGCAACTTCGTCGATCCAAACACGATTGTGACGACGGACGGTCTCAATGCCCCGGCATCACCGCCCGATGGCGTCGCGACCAAGATCAACGGCATCTATGCCGCGACCGGGCGCCCGCAGATTTATATCAGTGCAGCGGTCGGTGGCACCGCCGCATCGCTGTGGATTCCCGGCGGGGCCAATTACATCAACATGCTCACCTGCATCACGCGTTGCACGCGCGGCTTGTTCAGCTTCATCGAACATGATCAGGGCGAGGCCGATGTCGGAGCGGGTGATCCGACCGATTATACTGAATTTCGCACTTGGAAAGAGAGCATGTGGGGCGGACTGAAGACATCGTTCCCGCTCTACCCCAAAGCGCACCCGTGGCTCCTTATGCGCCAGTTGGCATGCACGAACGGATCGGCCGTGCAGACCGCATGGAGCGATATCCAGTCGGTGCAGCTTGACCTTGCCGAAGATAACCCGACCGAAATCGTCTATTGCGGCAACAAGAAATATATCCGCGCCGACGATTGGGCGACGACGAACACCAGCCTCCATTACGAAGAATATCAGTCGATAATGGAGTTGACCAACCTCGCCCAACTCAAGGCGATGGGCGTCAACAGCGCTGGCGCGAGGGGACCGAAGGCCACCGGCTTCCAGCGCCTTAGCACGAACAACTTCAGGATCACCTTCACGCACGCGACCGGGGGAACGGCGCTGGCGACCTTCGGGGGCGGGGCGGTCCCGAACGGGTTCCACATCGCGCTGGCGAACACCTTCGCCAGCCCACTCACTATCAGCACCGCGTCGATCAGCGGGGCAAACACGGTCGACGTGACGACGACTGGCGACGACGGGGTAAGCATCGCCTATTTCCGCAACCTGTGGGGCATCAACCCGACGCGCACCAACATGATCCGCGACAACTATGCCTATGGCATGCACGCCGGCCGGTTCGCGCCGCCGACCAGCACCCAGCACTATCTGGCGACGGCTTGACGATGGCCGACCCACCCTTCTTCGTGCCCGATCCGGCAGCGATCATTGAGCTGGATGACGAGCACAGCTATTACAAGATCGGCGCGGCTGTCTTCCGGTCGTTCGCCGACGCCAAGACCGCAGGGGTTGCTTTCGGCACTTCGTTCCAGCTGAGCGAGTGGGACATCACAGGCCTGCTCGATGATAGCTGGGTAGTGCAATATTGGTTCACCAATCCGGCGACGCCGGTGGCGACGAGCGCCTTCAACTGCATCGTGATGTTCGACGACAATGCAGGGACGAACACTGATTATCGCGTGTCGATCGTCACCGGCAAGGATGGCAGCGGCAATCCTTATGTCAACGGCACGATCACTAACTCACCTGGCTCGATCGAGCAGGCGAACATCAACCGGACGGCCGACGCGCAGACCGGCGGGACGACGGCGGGCGGCCCGACTAACGGCGCTTTCCAGGCGGTCACGAACAACAGCAGGATCGCCGGCAATGCGCGGGTGTCGAATCCCGACACATCCTGTATCGTGCCGCAGAATTTCAAGCGGCTGCGGATCGGCCACTATGCCGATGGATCGCGCGATTTCAGCGCCGTTGGCGGATCGGTGCAGCGGATCGCGGTCTATGGCACGGTGCCCGCGACCAGCGAGGGACTGCGCTACCTGTCGGAGCGAATCCCGCGCACGCCGGACAATCCCGGCACGCATTTCATCCCGGCGGTGGCCGGGGGCAACGGCGGCCCGCACGGTCCGCCGGCGGTCGACGCCAACGGTTTTATTTATTTCGGCTGGTGCGATCATCTCGGCGTCCAGGGCATCGACAGGGTCTCACCGGCCGGGATCGTCGTCGAGCGCAAGGTGATCGCGACGCGCTACCGGCTCGCCGACACGACACTGGCGATGGGCAGCAGCGATCATCTTATCCCCGCCCCCGCGTTCGATGCCGACGGCCGGCTGATCGTCGCCTACACCGGGCACAACAACAGTACGTTCCCGAACATCGTCTACCAGATATCGCCGACCGGTCTGCTGCAGGATCTCGACTATGCCGGGATCATCGGCGACGAATCGAGCCGGACCGCAACCTATCCGCGCTTATTCACGCACGCGCCGACCGGCGACATCTATCTGATCGCGCGGTTCACCGATCTGCGCTGGGGGTTGATGAAGCTCGCTGCCGGATCCTCGACGTTCGCCTATCTGGCGACTCTGATCGTGCACAGCGCGCAATGCTACACGACCGCGGGGTGGGTGCCTGGCGATCCCCACACGCTGCGGATGTGGACCAACGTCAACAGCGAGCTCGACAATGGCGCGAGCAAGCTTTTTCACGTCAACGTCGTCACCGGCGCGGTATCGATCGAGGCAGGCGTGCAGGGCAATATCTATTCCCCGACCGCACTGCCGATGGCGGCGAGCGCAGTGCCGAACTGGTACACGCCGGCGGCCGGATTCACGGCCGGGCAGTTCCGCGCGATCGACGGCGACCACGGCGGCCTGCTGGTGGCCAGCAACGACAGCCAGACGCAATATTGCCTGTACTGCGAGCGGACCGGCGCTAATCCCTACAATATCGCGCACTGGACGCTGACGAACGTCGGCACCTTCGGCACATATCCCTTCTACGGCGACGGGCGACGGGCGGGCGGGTTCGCGGTCAGCCTCGAGACCGGGCTCGCCGGGCCGCGCGTCTGGATGGGCGAGACCGACCGAAGCGGTACGCCGGCGTCGAAGATCCAGCAATGGGACCGCGCCGGCGGGCCGGGCGCGCCTTTCACACTGACCCGCACCGTCGCCAGTTCGGTGATCAGCGGCTTCGACGCGACCTTCTGGCCGACTGCGATTCCCTCCGACCGCCTGCCGCTCTGCTACCTCACCGGCTATTATGAGGATTATAACAAGCAGGCGCAGTCGACTTATTGGGAGACGCCGCTGTCGATCGACGGGGCTAAATCCCGGGCCATCGTCACCAAACTTAAGTCGCGCATCGTTTCCACCCGGAGGCCCGCGCGCGTCGCCGCCTCACTTTCCCAACTGAAAGCAGCCTGATATGCCCCAGACTTGGCCAGCTAAGGATCCCGACGAAGTCCTCGACTATCGATGGGATATCGAGCTTGTGACCGGCGACGCAGTCGCGACGGCGGTGGTCACGGTGATCTCCGGAAGCGTCGTGATCCAGACACAGGCCGCCGATGCCGAGGGTGCGACGATCTGGCTTGCGGGCGGGACGGCAGGCGGGGTCAACACACTCCGCGGCCTGGCCACGACGACGGGCGGCCGCACAATCGAGGAGACGTTCTATTTGCCGGTCGTGGCGTCGGATGCCGTCCTGACCGCGTACGTGACCCCCGAGGAATATCACCAGCGATTCCAGATTACGGAAACGATCGGCCTCACTAATCCCAACGCTGACGCGCCCGACCAGACAATACTCAATGCGGCGCTGCAGGCGGGCACGGACATGGTCGATAGTTATGCGGGCGCACGTTACGCGTTGCCGCTCTCGCCGGTTCCGAGCGTGGTCAAGGATGCGGTCGCGGATCTTGCGCGCGAGCGGCTGTTCACGCTCTACCCGAACGAGGAAGTGACGAAGCGCGCCGATCGCGTCCGCGCGTGGCTGAAAGACCTGTCCGCGGGCAAGGTGGAACTCGTCGGCGTCGGTGGCGCGCTGGTCGATGAAGGCACGGCCGATCAGCCGGCGGTCTATGCTCCGGATGCGGTGTTCAGCGACTGCGTCCTGTCGTCATACCGTGGGCGATTGCAGTGAGCGGCGTTCGCCTCGAAATATCTATCGACGACGGCGGGCTCGGGCGCGCCCTTGAGCGGGCGATCGCCGCCGGCACGGATCTCCGGCCAGCGCTTGAGGGTTCCGCCCTTATCATCGAAGGCAGCGTGCAGCGGCGGTTCGATACGGGGCAGGGGCCAGGCGGAATCCCGTGGCCTCCGAGCCGGCGCGCGCTCGAGCAAGGCGGCAAGACGCTCGTCGACAAGGGATCCCTGCGCGAATCCATCACGCACGACATCGGTGCCAACCAGGTAGATGTGGGCGTCCAGAGCCCTTCACCCGGGAACGCGGACAAATATGCTGCCGCTCACCAGTTCGGGGCCCATATCGTGCCACGAAATGGGGAATTCCTCGTCTTCACCGGCTCGGACGGCGGATTGGTCTTCCTGCGGTCCGTTGACCTACCCGCACGACCTTTCGTCGGCTTCGACGACCAGGATGTTGCCGACTTGGAAGACCTCTGGACCAGTCATATAGAAGAGGCCTTCGATGGCAATTGATCTCGCCAGTGTCCGCAGCCGGGTAAACGCCACCGGCGTGTTCCGAAAGGTGTCCGACGTCCTGGCCTTGGCAGACGCCATGGAAAACCCGGGGTCCCTTCTGCCCGCGGCCTTCGTGGTGGCGGCAGCTGAGGCGGCCGAGCCGTCCAAGACCATGGGCGCGCATCGCCAGCGCATCACCGCGCGCGTGTCGGTGGCTTTCGCCGTGCAGGCCCAGCCCTATGCCGAGAACCGCAGCGACGAGGTCGAGGCGCTTCGATCGACGGTCAAATCGCAGCTGAAGGGATGGCTGGCGGAGGGCGCCGAAACCGCATTCGACTATGTCTCTTCGAACATCCGAGCGATCAGCCGCGGCATGGTATGGGTCGAAGTCCAGTTCTCGGCGAAGTATCTCGAGACGAATTAACCGGAAGCCTTCCGGCTTTAATCATCACCCGGAAAATTGAAGCGTTCGCGGCGACGCAGCGAGGACCGCGATGCCCGATACCCCGGAGACCGGAAATGTAACCGAACAGGCGGCGCAGCCTGCGCCCGAAGAGGAACGCACGTCCGACGACTGGAGCCCGCAGGTCGTAGCCGAGGACGGCACCCACATGACGGGCGACTACCCGACAAATCACCGCTTGCGGGCCGAAGCGCTCGTGAAAGCCCGCCGCAAGCACGATCCTGACGGCATCGTTTCGGACGATCTCATCGCTGACACGGCGACCAGGCTTCGTGCCGAGCGCGAAGCGGAGTAACAGCGAATGGCCTACAGCTTCGAAAAGCGCCTACTCGTCGGCAAGATCGAAACCACTGAGGGCGTGGACGTCACCCCCACGGTTGCGGCGAATGCGCTCATCACCGTCGGCCTCGACGTTTCCAATCTTGAAGCCGAGAAGAAGACCCGCAACACCGACGGCCAGTATTTTGGCGCACGGCCGTCGATCAATGCTCAGGTCCGCAAGCCATTCTCCTTCGGCGTCGAGATCGCCGGCAGCGGCGTGTCGGCGACCACCGTTCCCGCATGGATGCCCTTCAACCGCGTTTGCGGCTTCGATGCGGGCGTCGCAGGGGGGTCCTCGGTCGTTCAGACGCCGATCAGCGCCAATATCCCGTCCATGTCGATGTATGGCTGGCTCGACAGCCTGAAGAACGTTGCGCTCGGGGCGCGCGGCAATCTGTCGATGGTGTTCGAAGACGACGAAATCCCGATGTTCAATTATGAAATGATGGGGTTTCCGCCGGCCGCCATCCTGACGGATTCGGCACCGACGTCGCCGACGTTCGCGCAGGCGGACCCCATCCTTTGCTCGACCGCCAACACGACATTCCTGTTCGACAGCTACGCTTTCCCTCTGCGCCGGCTCACGATCAACATGAATAATGCGATCGAGCCGCGGTCGCTGATCGGGCCGGCTGATCGCGCATTCTATCGAAACCGGGCGGTGACATGGGAGGCGGTGTGCGAAATGCCGACGCTCGGCACCAAAAACCCCTTCACGAAATTCCTGTCCCGCGCGACCTCCGTTATGCAAATCGTTCACGGCACCGTGGCGGGCAACATCGTTCAGGTCGACGGCGCCCGGGCCGAGACCGACGAACCTGCCTTCTCCGAGGAGCAGGGCGTCACCATGGTCACGCTCAAGGGCAATCTCCTGCCGTCGAGCGCAGCCGGCAACGACGAACTCACCATCACCAGCAAGTAGGTTTCCCAATGTTCAGGGTGACGAAGGAACCCGTCGCGTGGATCGACCAGAAATGGCGCGGCCTCGACGACGACGGGTACGAAGTCGAAAAGTCCATGCGGCTGCGCGTCCGGTTTCTGCCAGCGTCCGAAGTGACCGGCCTCTATACCGACGACAATGCCAAGACGGCCGACCTGGCCAAGAAGGTGATTGTCGATTGGGACGAGATCCTTGGTGAAACCGGCAAGGCTTTTGCCTTCACCCCGGAGAACCTCGACCTCGTGCTCGAGCATGAGCCCGGTTTCATGCGCGCCTTCGGGGTCAACTATCTGGACGCATGGGGCGGGCAGGGCCGAGTGCGGGAAAAAAACTCCGAAAGCTCGCCAGGCGATGGGCGAGCGGACGGGGCGGACGAAAGCAGGCCGCCAGCATCGAAGACCAGCTGAAGGCCATTGGCGCGCATGTCCCGGAAGGGATGTCGCCGCGCCGATCGGAAGACAGCGACGAAATCGACGTCTGGCCGGACATGATCGGCGCCGTCTCGACTTTCTTCGGCATGGAATCTCAGTGGCGATGGTTGGGCGCGGGGATGGCGGGAGCCTTCAGGACCGGCTTGGACTATTCGGCGCTCCCCGTCGTCACTGAGACCCTGCAGGTGGATCGGACGCCCCAGCTGCTGCACGACCTGCGAACCATGGAATCCGAAGCGCTGGCGGCTATGTCAAAGAAGTGAGGGTCACCAATTCCAGCCTTCGCCCAGCAGCCCGCGAAAGATGTTCACGGCCAAGAATACGGCGACGATGGCAGCGGCAAGCCATAAGGCGAAGGTGCGGCGGTCGGACATCGCGACTTCGTGATCGCACTGGCTGTCCAAAATTGAAAGTGATAGACGCGCTCGCCATGCGCCTCGCCATCCTTTTGACTCTATCTCTGCTTGTGGCCTGTAACAAGGAACGGAAGGTCAAAATCCTCGAGCGCCAGTATGATGAAGTCGCTAAGTATGATTCAAGCGGTGAACGTCGATGCAGCCTTGCCGAGCAGATTGCGTCCGAATGGCTCGATCTCGGAGATGAGAAGAAATATAAGGATTGGTCCCTTCTCCGCGACATCTCCTGCCTGCATGCGAAGACCATCCGTAACTTGTAAAATGTCGGGATTGGTGCGATAACGCTGACGTCCTGAAGGCTCCCGTTTGTGGAGCCTTTTGCCGTGGCAGAATTCGTCGTCAAATCAACGCTTATCGCGGACCCGAGCCGGTTCAAGCCGGGCGTCGATGATGCAAAGCGCTCGCTCAAGGATCTCGGCGACGAGGCCAAGAGGGCTACCCCGAACTTCCGCAACCTCGGCATGCAGATGGACGATCATATCGTCCTGTTCCGCCGCTATCAGGCCGAGGCGAAGGCAGCCGCTAAGGCACTGATCGAAAAGCAGCGGTCCGTCCGCATGCTCGGAATCCAACTCGGCGACCTCGGTCAGCAGCTGGCCATGGGGATCAATCCGGCGGTGGCGTTCGGCCAGCAGATTGGTCAGATCGGGTTGGCGGCCGAAGGGATGGGCGGTCGAATCGCCAAGGTCGCGGCCTTTCTCAGCAGCCCTTGGGGTGCTGCCCTGCAGACCGCCGCGATCGTCGTGGGAGTGTTCGCCAGCAAGCTCCTCGACACCGAGGATGCCAGCAAGAAAGCGGCCAAGGCGACGAAGACGCTCGAAGAGGCAATCCACGATTTGAATGTCGCGACAGGCAAGCAGGTCGAGAACCAAGACCTTGCCAACAAGCGAACGCGTGAAGAGGTCGAAAACAGCCTCAAGAGAGAATTACGAACCCGTGCCGAGACTGTGGCGCTGATCGAAAAGCTTACAGTCCGTCAGAAGCTCGAAACGTTAGAAGGGCGTGTCGACCGGCCAGCCCCCACCGCAACGGCGCTCGCCGCCAACACCGGCGTGCGCCTCAGCAGCGCACAGGATCTACTCAAAAAGCAAACCACGGCGATTGAAGAAGCCCGATCGGCACTTCGGAATCTCGACATCGACGCCAGCAAGACGAAGATCGATGAGAAATACGATAAGATGGCCGCGGCGGCGGGCCGTTATAATCGCGAGGAAGCCCGACTAACCGACGAGCGCCAACATAAGCGGATCTCACAGGCAGATTTTGAGGCTGGGTTGGACCGCGCACGCGTCGCCCGCGATCGCGAAACCGCAGCCATCCAGAAACAGACGAAGGCGCAGGCCGACCTCAACCAGCAAATTGGTCGAAATCTATCGCTGGCGGGGGCTAAGCAGCTGGTTGAGGGCATAGGTGGCACGGTCACGAGCGGGCTTCGATCGACCGCCAAGCAGGCCCAGCTTTACGCCGCCTATCAGGCAGGGACGGGGCCACTCGCTGCGAAGCCTGGCACCAGCTATCATGAAAAGGGCCAGGCGCTCGATATCGCCAAGACCGCTGGCATGTCGTTGGGCAAGATCCGCCAGGCCTTCAAGGACGCCGGCGTTTCTATTCGCGAGCTGCTTGACGAAGGCGATCATTTCCATGTCGCATGGGGCAAGGTGACGGGTTCCCTGAACGACGGCGAGAAGGCTGCACGTGAAGCGAAAAAAGAGCTGGATGACCTACAGCAGATCCTGGACGGCCTCACGAAGCGGTTCGACCCAGCGCAAGCCGCGGCGGATGATTTTGCGAAAACGCTGGCCGATATTTCCAGGCTCGAGGCCGCTGGAATGCGCGGTGATCCCGGCGGCATCAGTTTAGGCCAAGGCGCCGTCCTGCGGCTTGGCGCCAGCAAGGAACAGGCCGATGCGCAATTCAAGAAGTTTGACGCGATCGGCGACAAACTGCTCGAAAGCATGGGCGTTAAGGCTGGCGAATCCATAGCCAAAAGCGCGACGGAATTTGGCGAGGAGGCAGCGAAATCGTTCGGCGAGACCGCTTCGGAACTCGCTTTCGAGATCGGAAACATAATCGGCGGTCGCGTCGGCGACGCGCTGGCCGGCATCGGCAATCTAATCGAGATGAACCGCAAGGGTAGCGCCTTCGACAAAGCGTTCGAGAATATCGATCATTCCATCAGCAACCTCGCCCAAAAGGGCTTCAAGCTGAAGCCTGAGGCCGCCGATCAGCTTGGCAAGACGGTCGGCGGAGCGGTGAAGGGCGCGGCCACCGGCGCCACGATAGCCGGAATTGGCAAGGCTCTCGGCCTGAAAATGAGCAGCACTGGTGCCCAGATCGGCGGCGCCATCGGGTCTGCTCTGCCTATCCCGGGCGGCGATATTATCGGCTCGATTCTTGGTGGCCTTGTCGGCGGTCTGTTTAAGAAAACAAAGACCGGCAGCGCCACGATAACGAACGTTGATGATAAGGCATCTCTGTCTGGCAACAGCGGCAAGCTAAAGGACGTCGCGGGCACGCTGGCGAGCTCCGTACAGGGCGGCATCCAGCAGATTGCGGACGCGCTCGGCGGTACCCTCGGCAGCTTCGCGGTTTCGATCGGCCAGCGCGACAAGAAGTATGTCGTCGACTTGGAGGGCAAGGGCCGCACCAAGTCGGGCGACGCCAGCACCCCGAGCTTCAAAGACGAATCCGAGGCCATCGCGCGCGCTATTCAGGACGCCATAGCGGACGGCGCGGTGAAGGGGTTGTCCGAAGCCGTCCAGAAGGCGCTCAAATCATCGGACGACATCGACAAGGCGCTGAACGAAGCACTCAAGGTCTCGCAGGTCGAATTGCTGCTCAAGGGCGTAACCGGCGAGATGGAGAAGGCCTTCAGCGACTTCGAACGCACTGCGGCGGAACGGGTACGCATCGCGAAAAAATACGGATTCGACCTGGTCAAGCTGGAGCAGATCAACGGCGAGCAGCGGGTGAAGCTGTTCGACCAGATCGTCGGCGCGCGTATCGGTTCACTTCAGAATCTGCTCGACTCGATCAACTATGGTGACCTGTTCGAAGGCTCGGCGGTCGCGAAACTGAACAAGCTTCGAACCGAGGCGCAAACGGCCTCCGAAGACGTCGCCAAGGGTGTGGACGGCGCGGCCGACCGCCTGGCCGATCTTCAGCGCCAGATCGTCGAGACATCGCGCGACACGTTCGGCACCGCCGGCCCCGAATTCGCGACCGATCGCGCAAACGCCATCTCCGCGGCGGAACAGGCGATCGCACTCGAACGGCAGCGCGCGGAGCAGGCGGAAGCCATGGCGCAGCAAACCAACACACTGCTCGACGAAAATAATGATATCGCCGCCCAGACGCTGGCGGCCACCAATCAGGGCAACGAATATCTGGCGGCCCTTCTCGCAGCGGCAAACCTGCGGGCTCCGACCACGTTCGATACCTCGCGCCTCACGGCCCTCGTCTGATGGCGACGCCCGTTGCTCTTGTGACTGCGCAGCCGCGCACCGCCGCGACCGGCGCCGCCACAACGGTGTGGCTTGCCGGCGGTGGTGGCACCAAACCCTATTATTATCAGAGCAACCATTGGCAGGCCGGCGTCGTGGAAATGCCGCGCCTCTCGGCTTCCATCGGGGTCGACGAATCCGGCTTCACAGGCGGGAGCAAGCCGCAGACGGGCGTCATCACCTTCGCCCCGGCGCTGCGCTCCACCTTGGCCACTCTGGCGGCGCTTGTGTGGCGCAATGCCGCGATCAGCGTCCAGCTGGGGGACGAGGAATCGGCAACCTTCGCGACGAAGCTGACCGGCAAGGTGGCGGACGCCTCCATTCAGGAAAACAAGCTGGTGTTGACGATCGCGGACATGACCGCCGATCTCGACCGCGTCATCCTCACGTCGCGCTTCGCCGGCAGCGGGGGCGTCGAGGGTGGCACGGAAGCAAAGGACCGGATCAAGCGTCGGTCGTGGGGTCGCGTGTTCAACGTCGAGGGCCGGATCCTCGACAAGGCGAATAACATCTATGAATTCGGCGATCTGTCGCAAAAGCTGCAGTCGTTCGAGACCGTGCGCGACGTCGGCAGGGATGCGGCGCCCGCGCCGAGCGTGGTTTCCTATGCCGGTTCGGTCGCCTCGACGCTCACCAACCTGATCAACGCGGTGCCGGCGCAGGGTAGCTGCGTCGTTGCCCCTTCGATCGCCTGCGTGAAGTGGTGGACCCAGCCCAAGGGGCCGCTCACGGCCGATATCAAGGGCGAAATCGGCTCCGGCTATGTCGAGACACCTGCGGCGATCGTCGACCGCATTTTGTCGGCCATGTCCGGCCCGACCGTCACGAACACGGCCGCGGCGGTGTCGCTTCGGAATATGCCGGCCGGCATCCATATCGATGAAGGCGACACGATCTCGAATGCGCTCGATCGGCTGCTGCTTGGCGTGTCGCTGGTCTGGCTGGTCGATCCAGCGGGCACCATCACGATCCGCGAATTCACCTTCTCGAGCCCGGTCGAAGCATTAACATCGATCAACGTCACGAGGCAGCGTTCATTGCCGCCGATCAAGAGCCGACGGCTTGGCTACGCCCGCGCGTATCGCACGCACACCGACGGCGAGATCGCGACCCCGCTGCTCGATCAATACGCGCCGCTGACCCTCACCAGCCTCGGCACCGTCGGGGTCTATATCAACAGCAACAGGATCATCCGAAAATCGGGCACGAATGTCTATGACGCCGCAGCTGTCGGCCCGTCGCTGGCCAACACTGCCTTCGCCTCGGTCAATATCGGAGCGGCGGCGAATTGGGTGATGGTCGCGCTGGACAGCAATGCGACCGATTACGCCGAAGCGCAGATGAACGCGATCCTCGAATTCCTGCCGTCGACCGGTTCGCTGTTCTGCGTCATTGGCGGCGGCGGCGGCTTCTCGACAACACTCGGCGCCGGCATCACCGGCACCGCAGTTTTGGCTTACGACGGGTCGCGGCTCCTGTTCATTGTCGGCGGCATCGTCCGCTACATCCACACGACCGGCGTGCTTCCGGATCAGACTTATTACCCAAAATGGCATGCCTATTCGAACGCCGAGGTAACCGGTCTCGAATGCGGGCCCTATGGCGAGACGCTCGAAATCGACCTGCAGGTGCCAAGCTCGATCGACATCGACGTCGACGGTGCCGGGACGGTTACAACGCCCCTGCCGCTCACGTTCCGCACGAAGGCGATCAAGGCCAGGACCGATATATCGACCACCACCTCATTCGCGGTCACCTTCCCGAATGGCATCACAGGCTCGATCAACAACACGGTCGGCTCCGCCGATCGCGGCGTCGTCACCGTAAGCGACGTGATCCAAAGCGGTAACATCGTCATCACCGCGACGATCCCGAACCTGCCGCCGATCGTGAGGCAGGTTTTCGTCAACCGTAAGCCGCCGGTGCCAACGGTGACAGGCACCGGCTCGAGCACGGCAGGATCGGGAACGGGGCCGTCCAGCGTCTCGGCAAGCACTTCGATCTTGTCGCCGATCACCAGCGGCACGCACGCGGCCATGACCCCCGTCCTGACGGTGAAATCGACCTCCGGTGGCACGCTGCGCTTTTCGGGTTCGATCTTCTATCTGGGTGACCAAGCCAGCTGGGCAGCAATCAAGGCGCAGTATCGCGCGGTCGGCGCAAGCACGTGGAACGACTTTGCATCTGAAACGACGGGTGCGCCGGACGGGGTCGCTTATGACTATCCCTATCCCGGCTGGGCATCGATGGCCGAAGCAACGAAATCCGGCTTGACCGCCGACACCGATTATGAGGTCCGCCTCGTCGGCCGACGCGCTGGGGGGTCTGCCTCACTAAACATCACGAGCTTGTCATTTCAGGTGCGACAATGAGCGATCAGCATTGGACGATCGTCGACAACGACGGAAACGTTATCGAGCAGGCCATCACAGCCGGCAGTCATCCGCGCTTTCATGGGTTCGATTTCGACAGCGAGACGATGACCGCGCACCAATGCTCGGCGCAGGGCGACCCGATTACGCAAAGTTGGGACGGCCAGGCGCACGAATGGGCCGACGACCCGGCGAAGATCGATGCGATGTTGCACGGCTTGATCGATGGCGCCGCCGGCGCGCTGCGATTGCGGTACATCACCGACGTTCCGGGCCAGCAGCTGACCTATGAGCGCAAGGAGCGCGAGGCGCGGGCCTTTCTCGAAGCGGATGACCCAGACCTCGCCGCTTTCCCGTTCCTTGCCGCGGAAGCGTCCGCGACCGGCGTTGAGGCCGAGGAAGCGGCACAGACGATTGTCGCCGCGGCTGACCTGTGGTCGTCCATTGGGGCTGCGATTGAACGCACCCGCATCTCCGCCAAACGAGCGGTCACCGAAGCGCCAGATAGGGCCGCGAAGCAGGCGGCCGCGATCGTCGATTGGGAGGCACTCGGATGACGGTTGACGCGGGCATCGTCGATTGGCTCCGCACCGGTGCATTTTATGTCACATCGATCGACAACACCTTCGCCGCCGCTTGGGGCACGAGCGCGGTCGAGACAGAAATCATGTCGCCGCTGGCCTTGGCGGCTGACGCAGCGACCGAGGCGGACCGGCAGCAAATCTTCCTCGAGGGACCGCTGGTCGTTGAGGTTCACGACGTGCCGGGCCTGCGCGCCGACCTTCTGGCTCGGGCGGTGACGCTCACCTGCGCGCAGCTGGGCTATGACGCAGGGGTCAACGTCTTCGTCATCGGAATAGAAGAACAGCGCGACATGGAGCGCACATTCCTAACCGTTCTCAGGAAGCAAACATGAGCAACCTTCTGGTCATGCGGCCGATCCAGCCTGTCTCGTCGTCACTGACGCAGGGCACCGCAACAGGCATCGCGAACCTTCTCACACCGGACCCGAAGGAGGTTGTGTCATGCAATGCCGGCGCCGGGGTCGGCTATGGTCTTGACTTGGGTGCCATTTATTCGATCGATTCGATGTTTCTCGGCCATCTCAACAACTACGGTTCGGCGGCGGATTTAGAGTTCGTCACAGGCGTCGCGGCGCACAATGAAACGGTGCGTCTCGACGCCAACTATTTGGCCGAATGGATTGCTCCCAGCGCCCGGTCAATTCCCCGGCGCCGGCATGCGTTCTGGCGGGCAGCCGCGCCCTTTAATGCGCGCTACGTCATGGTGCGCGGCACTTTCGCAGGCACGACACCGGTGACGCTGGGCGTCTTTGGCGTGGGTCTCGCGTTTCAGCCGACCTATAATCAGGAATGGGGTGCCGGGCGGCAGCCGCTCGACACGTCGGGCATCACCGAATTGCGCAGCGGCGGATTCGGTATCGACAGCGGGGGCAAGAAGGCCGCCTACACATGGACGCTTGGCGACCTGACCGACATCGAGGTGCAAAGCGCCTGGAGCATGTTCGAGGATGCCGGGAACTCCTCCCCGATCATCGTCGTCGAGGATCCGGATTCGCCGGCCGCCACGATCATCGATCACGCCAACACGACCGTCGCTGGCACGACCATCACCAAGACGGGCGGAAGCGGCTCTGCGTGGGATGCTGGTGCGGTCTCAACGACGGCGATCGAAGGAGGCATGCTGACGTTCAAGGTGGCGCAGGCCAACAAGGAGATCATGGTCGGCCTGAACAGCGACCCCCTGACCGACGACAGTTATTCGAGCCTGGACTTCGCGATCTATCTTACCTCCGGAGGCGGTGTTCAAACTTGGATGGGCGGCGTTGCTCAATCGATTTTTGCCAGCACCACCTATGTGACTGGCGATCGTTTCACACTTCACGACGATGGCCAAACCGTCTGGTACAAGAAGAACGAAGGTGTGATCTTCGCCGCGCCCTCGCCCAAAGTGCCGCTTTATTTCGACTCCTCGTTCTTCAGCAGCGCCGGAGCCCTCAACGACGTGCTGTTCCGCAAGCCCGGCCTGAATGAGCGGATCCATTACGGCCTGTTCGACCGGTTCGAGCCCTATGAGCGCCTGTCACCTGGCCGGACGCGATGGGGCTTGCGCATGAACGAATGGATATAGACCGGAGCACGCCAATCGGTTTATAAGACGGCGTCCCGAGGTGCCCGCAAGCATAGGCTTTGCGGCTTGCATCTATACTTCCCAGATCGAAGTCGCCTCCGCATCTGCAGTGGTGACGCATGTTCATCCTGATCCTCCGCGTCGCCTGCTTCCTTATCTGGGCCAGCGTTGCGGCCGTCCTCGCGCCCAGCGTCCGACGCTACTTCTTCGGGCCGGTTCTGGCGTCCGATGCCTGTCGCGTCGGCTATTTCTTCGTGGCGCTGCTCGTGATGGGTTCGATGGGACGGTGGCTATTTCTGGCGTATGACACTGCAGTCGTGCCCGCGATGTACTCGCTAACAGCGGCGCTCGGCATCTTCGTCCTGATTCTGACGACTAGCTCGCATCGAAATGACTGAACCGGTCATGACATTCTTTCAGGGCGTCGGATGGGTTGGAGCGACCTTCTGGGCTGCGCTCTTCACACTCCTAGGCGTGATCGTCCGCGCGGTCGGGCCATGGCGCAAGCTAAGCATCGAAGCCGAGCAAAAGCTCCGGGACGATCTACTGCGGCGGGTAGAGAAGCTTGAGCGCGAGCTCGACCGCAAGGAAATCCGGCACCAGGCTGAGCGCGCTTCAGATCGCCACCGTTTGAACAATGTGACGCAGTGCTTCGATGCGCTCATCCTGATGCTCGAGGTCGCGCAAGATCCAGATCAGGTGAAGGCTATCATCGGCCGCGTGAAAGAGATGCGCGCCCGCCAAGTCGAAACCGAGGCGCTCGAGAAGGCTGCCATCCACGCGGCCGCAATTGCCGACAGCGAAGAGCGTGATGTCGAACGCCGGGCCGAGGGCCGGACGGCGAGGAGCGAATAGATGACCTATACACTAGGCGCCAAATCGATTGCCGAGCTGCGCGGCGTTCACCCTGATCTCGTCAAGGTTGTCAATCGCACGATTCAACTGACCGAGCAGGATTTCTCCGTCCATGACGGCCTGCGCACGATCGAGGAACAGCGCGAATACGTCCGCCGCGGTGTGTCGAAGACCATGAACTCGATGCACATGAATCAGCCAGACGGCTGGGGGCATGCCTTCGATCTGGTCCCGTGGATCAACGGGCAGCTGCGATGGGAATGGAAGCCGATCTTCGTCATCGCTTCTGCAGTTCACAAGGCCACGACCGAGCTTGGCGTTACCCTCACTTGGGGCGGAGTCTGGGACCGCACGTTCAACACGCTCGGACCAAGCGCCAAGGACATGGAGACGGCGGTCAACGCCTACGTGGCGCGCCGTAGAGGGGCAGGAAAGACTGCTTTCATCGATGGGCCGCACTGGCAGCTTGGAGGGGCGTGATGTTCTTCAAAATCCTCAAATTCTGGTTCACCGGCAAAGACAACGAATCTTATGAGATCATGCGCGCGCTCACCGCGCTCAGTGTCGTTGTCATGCTGATCTATATCGGCTGTCACCTGCTCTTTAACGGTCAGTTCGACCCGCTCTCGGCTGCTGGTGGACTCGGCGCACTTCTATTCGGCGGGGGTGCTGGCGCGGCGATAAAAGACAATGCCGGGGTGCCAAAGGTCACGGTTCAAGGCGATATCCAGCAAGCCGACGTTGCTGGCGATATGAACGTGGCTGGGGACAACAAATGACCGTCCTCCTAGCCGGCGCAGGCGCCTTGGCAGCCTTCACCGGCTATCTGTTCATCCGTAGATGGCTGAAATACCGCTATCGCACGAATGGCAAAGTCACCGCCGGAGCATCGCCGGAAGATTGGTTCATCGGCCCGATCGTCTGGGGCGAGAACCGTTCGAATGGCATGCCGCTGCATCCCTCCCCTGAACCCAGCGCGCTGTTCGCTTTCGACTTCCCACAGGAACCCGGCAGCGTCCATTATGTGACGTATCGCCATGGGCCGCTAACCGGCAAGAAACAGATCCGCATGCGCTATCGCATCGAGGCTGACCCGGACGTCGAGATCGTGCCGCTGACGGATCCGGCCGGGTCATCCAAGATTACGCTCTATTTCCAGCGTTACGGCGACGATTGGTCGGGCAAGGGCAAGTTCGATGGGTATCGCTGGTTTGATTATTGGAAGACCATCGAGCCTATCACGGTCGGTGAGTTCGAGATCGTCGCATCGTTTGACGATGATGTTTGGAACGCGGTGCAGTCCTCGACCAGTGTGTCATCGCCTGCGGCCTTCTACGGGGCATTGGGAAACGCCGACCAAGTCGGTGTGGTCTTCGGTGGCGGGACCGGGCTGGGCCATGGCGTCTTCGCCACCGGCCGCGCGCGCTTCGTCATGATCGAATTCGCGGTGGAGTAAATCATGACGTTCACCAAGCAAGCCATCTTCGCGATCATCATCGTCTTTGCCGCCGTCGTGGCTATTGCGGTGATCGGCCCCGCCGCCTGCAACAAGATCCGCAGCCAAGGCGCCCAGAACCGGCTCAATGAGGGCCAAACCGGCGCTCTGACCAATAGCGCTGCCGATGCCGTCGCCACCCAGGGCAAGGCCAATGCGCGCGAGCGGTCGTCAGAAGACCTCACCCGATCAAACGACAGGGACATTCGAAATGCTGAAGGTGCAAGCGATCAGGCCAAGCCTGCTGTTGATAGCGCTGGCCGCCGGGCTCTCTGCCTGCGCGACGCCTATCGTGACCGCCCAGAATGCAGGGTGCAGCCAACTCCTCCCCGCTGAATGGAAGGAAGGCGTCGCCGGCGCTGACCTGCCAGCTGACAGCACCGTTGGCGCTTGGATAGCCTTCGGGGATGCTCAGACCGGCAAGCTGGATCAGGCCAACGGCCGCACGCGCGATGCTATAGAAGTCGTGGAGCGGTGCGAGGCGCGCGACGCGGCCGCAGTGAAGAACGCGCGTCGAGGGTTTCTTGCTCGGCTATTCAGGCTTTCGTAGCAAGAAGCACCCAGCCCGATTGTTCTCTTCCGGCTCGCCAGCCGCGCCGTCGTGCGAGAAGATCGT